ACTAATTCACTTTCATCAACATCTTGCTTAAACTCTCTTAGCATGATGTCGGTTTCTAATCCTAAATCGTTATATGGGTTTACCAAAAGAAGTTACCCCCACCAGATAAACCAAGTTGTTTCGCATAACGTGGCAAGTTACATGCCCAATATCCTGCTTTTGTTTTATCTTTTTTGTTTGCACAATCGTGTCTTGCAGCAAAAGATTTTCTTGCTTCCTTGTCGTTTAACTTAACTTTTAAACCAGAGGTGTCGCCCCAAGAAACTTTCTTTACTTTGTCTCCGTCTTTGACATAAACATAGTATTTCTTAGAACCACCGACCTTTGGTTTATTTAGTTCAACGTCTTGTCCTTGATACTCAGATTCCATCATAGGACAATCCAAAGGAACATGCTCTCCATCATATGTGTCGTATTTACCGATATCACCTTCCAGTAGTTCTTTATCAAAACCAACTGGACTTAATTCACCTCTCTCGTAAAGGCTTCTTTTTTCGTTAAAAAATTCGTAGTATTTTTCTGAACCAACACGATATTGGTTAGATTCAATCAAACTAGATTCTGCACATTCATTACAGCAATCTGGTGTTCCACAGTTAAGGTGTTCCTTAAATGAGAAAACTTTCTGGCCTGGGGTCATTTTTTGCCTTTCTTGTCTACTAGCATCAGTTCCGATTTCACGAGAATCTTCAATCTCTTCTTTCTTACCTTTTGCTTGTTTCCATAAATCTGCGTCAGCAGTTGTTCTAGTCTTACCCCCTGTAAGAAAAGAATTCACTCTTGCAAATGCCCACTGTTGTGGGGTCGTGCCTGGGCGGTGTCCTGTTTTCCATGCAGCCATTCCTCTGTCATATACCTTCTTTAGAATTCCATAAGGTACACCAGATTTTTCTGCTTTCGTAACAAGTCCTTCAATCTTCTCATCTAACTGAAAATCTTCTTTGGCAACACAGTTTGGCACCATCTTACCATTCTTCTTTTTCATACCAACTTGTTTGTGAGTATCCCAACAAGGGTCTTCTTCACCAAACATGTCTTTAAATTTCTTTGTACTCTTCGATGGTTTTGTCTCTGCATCTGCATCGCCTGGAGCAGGGCCATCCTTTTTCTTTGCAAAGTGTGCCGCACGTTTTTGTTTAGTAGATTTAGACATCGCATCACCCTCAGCATCTTTTGCATAATACTTCGCTGGTTCTGTGCCTTTTCTATCTTTAATATCTTTGTCTTGTTTTACTTCATACAACCACTTCTTGTGTAATGTACCATCTTCTTCTTTGAATGTAATGTAATTAGTTCCTCTACGAACAACTTCACCAGAGACACCAGTATAATTATCTTCAACAGTATCGCCCACACAGAAAATCTTATTCTCCATGTATAAGTCACGAACAACATCTTCATCAGTCATTACATTTGTTCTAGGAACAAAAGACTCACGAACACCCATGTACTTACGAACATCTTTAAATAGAGACATTCCTTGTTTGAAGTTGGATGGAAGTCCATTCTTAAACGAATCAAAATCATTTGCACTTGCAGCTGCTCTCATCTTAGATGCAGACATTCCAGTAACACCTTCTGCATCTGGGTCTCTTTCGCCCGCAGATACAACTTCGATATTATCAAAACCGTAGTAACCGTGTCTTGCTTCAGTTCCGTTGTATTTGTTTAGTAGTGTTTCAAACTCTGTAACTCTATCAGAACCAACAACCATAATAATTGATTTGTGTCCTTTGTTGTGTAGTGTAACTGCAATCTCAAATACGTTTCTTGCTTTATCTACAACCAAGTTCCTTGCATGTTTTGGAAACATCTTCTTCATGTATGCAAGTTTCTTTGCATATGGTAGAGGGTCTTTCTTTGCGTTCTCTGAATGAGATGCAAAAATATAATAAGGAGCAGAGTTTGACTTTGCCTGTTTGGCAACTGCTTCCATTAATTTTTCATGTCCAGTAGTCGGGGGATTAAATCTACCAAATGTAAATACAGCAGTATCACCTCGAGCTTCTATAATTTCAGAAAACTTCTTCATTTATCTCCACCCTGTTTAACTTTCTTTAATCGTTCTATTTCTTGTTTTTTTAATTTAACCATCATCTTCTTAGCAATCTTTTGGATAGCAAGTCCTTTCTTTGCAACAATCCGATTGTCTATTTCTACCCTTGCAGCAGGGGGAAGTTGCATATACTTAGCAGGACTTAACCCAGCAAACTTTTGAAGGATTAACATTTTTGCAGCTTTCATTGCACGTTTATGTAACATGTCTGGAGTTGCAAGTTTCTTTTTCTTTCGTGCAACCTTTGCTTTAAATGCAGATGACTTTGCCATCTTTGCCATTCGTCTGCCCATCTTACGTCTTGTTGCAATAGACATTGCTTTCTTTTCAACTAACTCAGATGTTAATTCTTTAAATTTCTTCATCTGTCCCATGCCTTGATTGCTGTGAAATTATTAAAACTAAATTCCATTCTATCAACTAACTTTACTGCATTACCACTAACTCTGTCAATAGCAACAAATCCTTCTGGATTAACTACTTTGTATCCATTTGAAGTTCTAATGAATGTATCAGTTAATTGCTTAACACTATTTAGTTTCTTGACAATACCCATCTTTGCTTCAATAAGATAGTTCTGAAACAGGATAACCTGTTCTAAATTCTTTGTATGTTTCTTTAGTTCTCGTAACATCTCTTTTTGTTCATTTGCAACTTTAGTCTGAGACTTCTCTGTTTTGAGACTTTTAATTCTTTTATCGTATACATTAGATACCCACTTCAAATAACCTTCAGCATGTTTCTTTGGGTTATTGATTGGTTTACCTTCTCGTACTTTACTATTGTAATATGTCTTTAATGAAGCACCAGCAAGATTACCAGTAAACGTATCTTGTATTCTTAAAAACTTAGTTAGTGCAGATGAGTTAATCTTTTGGAAAGTCTTACCAGCACCAGACAAAGACTTAGTAACTGCTTCAGTTTCTTTAGTTGTCATTGTCGCATTACCAGCAACATCTTTATAGGTAGCGTCATCCATCCAAACTGAGGATGGTGTACTGAGTCCTTTAATGTTGACACCAAATGACGCTTTCATATCTTGGAGTGCGTCACCAGTATAAGTGGTGTGCCACACGATTCCAATTTTAGAACTGTTAATCTTTTTACCAAAGTCACTATCAACAGGAACAGCATACACAATTGTATTAGGTTGGAATGTATAATAACTAACACCGTCAATTGTGTCAGTCTCTACATCATCTGTCCACATCAAGTCACCTTGAAGTACACCTTTGATTCCCAACTTAGAGAATTCTGCAAGTGCAACTTTGAATTTACTATTCAATGCACCAGATAGTCCATCATCGTCAATCTCTTTTGCAGTCTTGTACAACTTAGGAGTTGCATTGAATACTGATTTCTTTGCAACGAAAAACTTACCGTCCTCTGGGTCAATACCAGCAAAGATTGCTGGAGCGCCATCCCACTTAACTGTCATGTTTACAGATGAGCGTGATGAACCTGCCAACATATCTCTAAGGGAACGAACAAAGTTAATTGCAGCTCTACCACCCGATACCCCGAAGTTTAGGATTTCATCTTCAATATGTTCTAAGTGTAGATTCTTTCCACCCTTATCTTCATTTAAATGTTGTGAGAACGAAATCATTTTGCAAGTCCGTTATATTTAATAGCAAGTCCAGTAGGGAATTGCCCAAGTTTCTTTTTACCAGCATGTCCAGCTTTGTTTGAACGTATTGACATATTCATTGTAAGACTATCATCTCCAGATTGCAAGATAATAAACCAATTTTGTTTAGATTTTGGAGATGTAACTGCTTTAACAAATTTAACTTGTGGTAAGAATACACCTACTGCATCTCTATCTGTTACTTCCTCATATGTACTTCCAACTGCTTTAATAACAATTGTAGGAACATCTGGAGCATCTCTTAAAATTTCTTCTTTAATATATTTAAGGGTTGTATTCTTATTTTTATTAAATAAATCAACAGTACCCTTTCTCATAATCTCAAGCATTGAATCGTAATCTTTTTCATATGAACGATTGTTTGCTTTGTCATAATCTTTTAGAGTTTTCTCTGTTGCTCTTCTATCTTTATGTCTACCGTTTGCACCACCATCAAAACTATCAAGTGGAGGCATGCCACCAATCTTAGAGTATACTTGTGCGTATGCAAGTTTTCGTAACGCATCTAATGCTTTAGTTTGTCCCATTGCAGTAAATACTGGTCTTACATATGTGTTGAGTTGTGGTTCAGAAGTTTTCTTCCCACCAGCTTTTAAACTAACACCTAGTATTTTATTATCTCTGTATTTGATAAACATATCGCCTGGGTGTGATTTAGGAACACCAGCAGGTTTTGCACGATATCCCCAATAAACATTTTGTATAGGTTTATCGTTATGTTGGTCGTTAATGAACTGCAATATTGCGATTGCATTATTCATCTTGTCCTCAAACTTAGTAGAGGTATCTGCTTTGTTGATTGTTTCTCTTGCGGCAACTGTGTCTTTAGAATCAACACACGCAAGTTTTCTAGTATCAACAGTCAATAACCATTGATGAAAATCTTGAATATTTTTGGGAGTGTAGTTTAGTTCAAATGCGATACATGGAAATAATTCAGTGATACTTGAATTGAGTGTTGTTTCACCCATTCCACCAGCCATAGGTTTAACTTCAATCCTAAAAGCGGTATCATCAAAAGTGCCATCAATAGGGTCTACACTAGATGAAGAGGTATCTGAAAGTCTTGCATCAATACCAGCTTGACGCAATCGTCTTAATATCTCATCTCTGTCTGTGTCCCTATCAGTGGAACGTACCCGATAAACAGTTCTCTTACTTGAAGATGCCTTTGAGTTTACCTCAAATTCAAATCCATCAAAAAAGTCGGATGGAAGTGTTTCTTCGTGTAATGCCTGTTCATCAAGGTTACTATAACTCTTGAATCCTTGCATTTAATCAATTTCTCCATTTGCACAAATAATATTACACTTCTATTTATAATATATAAATGTTAGGAAGTCAAGGCAAATTACACTTTTATGTCGTTAAACTTATCATATCTTGCAGATATTGGCGATTTATCAAACGCTGGTGCGTCACCTTGTCCACTATCAACAATATCATGTTGTGCTTCCTGTTCTACATCATATAGTTTCATTCTTGCTCTGTCGATACCTAAAACAAATCTTTTGTTTGCGCCTGGATCGTTATAACGATTCTTCAACTGTTTAACCATAATTTGTCCAAGTTGTTCCAACTCCTCAGTTGTAATCAATGCAAACATCAAGTCAGCAGTCGCAGGCAAACCAAATGATTCTGAAGTATCTTCTAGTCCTACATCAGAACTATTGAAACCACCACGAGTAGTTTGAGTTGCAGACATAATTGGCACATTACATTCTACTGCAAGTCCTCTTAGTTCTTCTGCAATCGCTTTGATATAGAAGTAAGAACCTACATTCGCATTACCTTTGAAACGAGATGAACCACAAATGTTTAGATAG